TGGTATATAAGATGATCCCTAATGTAGTTTCAGAGAACGGACTAAACCTAGTAAAAAAGTTTGAAGGTTTGCATAAAGTCACCGAAGATGGTGATGTTCGTGCCTACCGTTGTCCCGCAGGTAAATGGACAATCGGATATGGGCACACACGGGGTGTTAAGTCCGGATTGCGAGCTTCTGTTGACGAATGTGAAAAGATGTTAATGGAAGATCTGCATGAGGCAGGAAACGCAGTGCGTAGTGCTGTAAGTGTGCCATTGAGCCAACATCAGTATGATGCACTCGTTTCCTTTGTTTTTAACCTTGGTGCAGGAAATTTCCGCTCATCTACTTTGCTCAAGAAATTGAACAAAGGGTTGTACGAAGAGATCCCGGCACAGATCCTAAGATGGAACAAAGCTCGTGTTGACGGACAGTTAACTGAGCTAAGAGGCTTAACTCGACGCCGTACTGCCGAGGCCGCATTGTGGGCGATGGACGCTCCGCTGGCAGGGCAAGAAGGTGGCGATCTTATGCCACAGAAACCAGTTCAAGAGGCAGTCAAACCATTGGCTAAATCTAAAACTCTAGCAGGTGCTGGAGCGGCTGGTATTGGTACAGTCGGGTCACTACTAGGTGATGCGGCAACCAACTTAGAGTCGTTAGTAATGTACTCTGAGTCAATTAAGATGGTGTTCCTAGCTCTAACAGTAGTGGGTATTGCGCTCGTTACTTATTCGCGCATCAAAGACCATAACGAAGGAGAGCGTTAGTGCTTCCATTTGTAGGTATCTGGGGGAAGATAAAGATCATACTGGCTGGTGCCGTAGCAATGCTACTGCCCATTCTGTACCTCCTCGGACGCCGTGATGGTTCTAAACTCGAAAAAGGTAAGGCTCTAGAAGAGGCCGTAAATACCGAACACGAGAGAGCGGATTTTTATAAGGCAATGGAGCAAGAAAGTAATGAAATTGAGAGCAACGCTCCTCGTAATCGCGATGACCTTTCTAAGCGGTTGCGCGAGCACGGTTTATAAGACAGAGCTAGAAATCTACTGTCCGAACATTGTTGATTACAACGAAGAGTTCAACAATAGATTAGCAGACGAAATAGAAAGCCTACCCGATACGAACGGCAACCCGGCCATTGTAGACGCCCTTTCTGATTACGCCTCCCTAAGAGACAAGATTCGAGCGTGTCAAAAGGAAAGAGATAAATAGTAATGGCAGATCCAACTACAGTTACAGGCCTTGTAGGCGATCCTAACGCCGCTGGCGGTGGGTCAGATCCTCTGACAGGAAACACTGCGGCTGGTACTTTTGTCGGTACTGGCTCTTCTGTTGCTTCAAATGCAGATTATGTTGGTGGCGTAAACGTCGCCAATACCTCAGCGGACATCCTAGCAGATCCTAGTGGCTTCCTCGGAACGGAAGGTAACCTTGTTGCTAACACGACTATGGTTGATCCTAATACGGCTGGAACCGGGATTGATAACAATAAATACACGATGGATGTGGATGGCCTTCAGGGGTCAGCCAACACAGGTGCCGTAGCTCAAGCGGCTGGTGTAACAGCACCCAACTCAGCACAGACTTACAATGCGGCTATGACCGCAAATCAAGTCAATCAGCTTGCTAATAACACAACTGCGGCTAACGCTACCTTTGGCTCTCAAGCTGAAGTAGATGAACCTACACTTGATATGGAAGGTTTGGCTACAGGCATTAACGCCGATGGCTCAACCAACGCAGTAGGCCAAGCATTCAACGAGGTTTATACTCAAGATTTCACTCGTATTGTTGATACTAGTACGGTTAGTGGTCAGCTACTTGCTCAGAATTTGGGTGAGGGTAATTACACTGATGCGAAAACTCAAATAACCTACTGGATGGATACGTTGTCTAAGGACTTCGTAGATCCTCTTACAGGCAATGCAAAGATCCCATCATGGGCGGCGGCTTCACTTAAAGGTGTGAACCGCATGATTGCGTTTAAGGGTGTTACTGGTACAGCGGCCATCTCTGCCGTAGCATCAGCGACAATGGAAGCAATCATTCCTGTAGCGAGTGAACAATCAAAATTTTTCCAAACACTTACTGTTAAGAATTTAGACGCTAAGAATACTGAAGCACTGAATACCGCAAACATCTTGTCTAAGATGAATACTGCGGATTTAGACGCTCGTATGACTGCGGCAATTACGAACGCTAAAAACTTCGTAACCTATGATATGACTAACTTAGCCAATGACCAACAGATAGAAGTGGTCAAGTTACAGGCTAAACAACTAGCTATCATGGAAGACGCTAAGTCTGAAAACACATCACGCCAGTTTAACACTAGCTCACAGAATGAATTAGATAAGTTCTACGATCAACTTGGAGCTCAAGTGGATCAATTTAACGTGTCCGCTCGTAACTCAATGACCCAGTTCAATGCTGGTGAAGAAAATACGATGGAACGCTTTAATTTAGAACTAGAAAATAGTCGAGAACAGTTTTATAACAATATGCAATATCAGATTGATGCATCTAACGCTAAGTGGCGTCAGACTGTATCATTAACGAATACTGCGGCATTGAATGATGCGGCGGCTACTGACGTTAAGAATATTGTTAACCTCACCACTGAACAGCTTAACCAGATGTGGGATCGTACAGATGCCTTGCTGGATTATTCATGGAAAGAAAGTGAGAACCAGAAGAACCGTCGAGTTACAATTCAACAGGCTAAGATGCAGTACGACGCTCAGGTAGCGGCCGCTAACGCTAAGAAAGGCGGATGGGGCAGTGCGCTGGGCAGTATCGCAGGTTCTGTACTCGGTAACTACGCAGGTAGTGTGGCGGGCTCTGAGGCGATTACAGCGGGCTTTGCAATGCTCTCTGATGAACGCCTGAAGCAAGATATGAAGTTCCATAGTGTGGCCGATAATGGTGTTAAATATTACACTTGTGAATGGAACGACAAAGCTAAACGTATAGGTGCCAAAGGTGGTACGCAGTTTGGTGTAATCGCTCAAGAAGTAGAGAAGATGTACCCAGATGCGGTTAAGCGCGGCGTACACGGCTACTTAGAAGTTGATTATAGGAAGATACCAGCATGAAATTTGAAGAAGCAGTTCGTAAGTCGATAAAAGCCTACTTTGAAGGCCGTGACCCGGAGAAGTTCTTAGAAGCTCATGGTGAGATCAAATACACTCGTGAGTATTTTGACGAGGTCGAAGAGGAGATGCTTTCCGACACGAAAAAGAAAACGATGAAAAAAGATAAAGAAGAGGGCGAAGACGAAGATGCCATTGCTTGATCCATCACGCCCTAGTGGCCCAATCCCGGGTGAGAATTTCACCAGTGACGAACGTAACTATCCTTGGCATCGTCCACCGGATATTACGAACGTGGATGAGGCTATTGATTACGTTTCTAAAGTAATTACGACTACTGAAGATGGCTTTCAATATATGGCCTTCCTTGAGTCAGGAATTACCGTAGCCGCAGTAACTGATATGATCCTTACTATCGGTATTGCAGATGGTAAATGGTCAATTGATTTCGCAATTTTGATTGCTGGCCCAGTAGCTCGAATGGTTACTATAATGGCTAAATCGTATGGTATTGAGTACGAAATGGGTACTGAGATGCCCAAAGAGTTTGTTTCCTCTGAAGTGATTAAAGCATTCGCTGGCGGTCAGGAAAATGCTCAGGGCGCAGTAGCAGACGAAATTGAAGATATTAAAGCAACCGCTCCACAGGGAGATACGGGCGGTGGTCTGATGTCTATGGCACCAGAAGACGAACAGAATGCCATGTTGGGGTACGGCACAGATGATGTTGTTGAACCTGATATGGAAGAGGATGAAGTGTAATGGCTGGATTTTTTGACGACTTTGCTACAGGTTTTGCCGCAGGTTTCGTACCAGCTTACGATGCGTCTGTTAAACGAACAGAAGCTAGGAAAGAGTCTGAATTCAAGACTGCACTACAATCTTGGCAAGACCAACTAAAGAATTATAACTCGGCTCGCTCCGAGGACTCTCAACGTCTTCGTGACGCAACCGATGTAGTTACTGAACTAGGAGTAAGCCCATCAGCAATCCCGAACGTGTATAACTGGCTTCGTCAAGGTCGTACGATGGAAAACATCCGTGATGATCTACAGTCAGGTTCATTCCGTGTTCTTCAGCCAGCAAATGAAACTACAGCGGATGTTAATGCTGTTAG